TATTTTTTCCCTTTCACGGTTACTTCACCGTTTTTTATTGTTATTGTTGAGGCTTTAACCTCTTCCTGTGTTAGTTGGTACTCTCGGCTCACTTTCTCGTAAACCATAGTTAATAGAGAGCTGAAGCTACCAACTTTCGGTAAATCTTTTTCTGTTTCTGCCATACTACTCCTTTTAGAATGTTGCATCATAAGTGTTATATGTTTGTGTTGCTCGGTCTGTCCACGCTGTTGTGTAGCCAGAAGCACCCGTAGAATAGCGCCACACATTTGTTGCGAGCGTTTTCCGCGTGAGCTTCCAACTGCCATCAGCGGCAGAGAAACCAAAATACTTATATGTACCAGTGTCCTCAATGTCGTTGAGCCCCCACACAGTACCGCCTCCCACATTAGTACCGTCGGGATTAGTAACGGCAACGGTTGTCGGGGCTTGAGGCTGCATACGAACAGCCGTGTCTATGCTGACGAGCTGCTCGTTTAATTCCTCAAGTGCCTTTACTAGTGCGGAGTTGTCGGTTTGGGGTATTACTATATTTTGTATAGCTTGGTTGAACGCTTTGGGTAGGTCGGTTTTGAGCACCTTCTCGACATTGCTTAAATCAACAGCTGGAGCGTCGACGTTCACAACTGGGGCTGGTTGGTCTGGTATGTTGACCACGGGTGCCTTCTGAGAGCTCACAGCCTTCGCTAAGGCCCTTTCTAGCTTCGATATAGCCTCTACGACGGGTTTGGCTGTGTCGGGCTGCTCTGGGGCCTCTTTGTTGTTTATGGCTTGTAGTGTTTCGCGCACGTCGACCAACAATACCCCAAGCTTGTCTATCTCATCTTGGCTCGCTTGGTTATCTAAAACACTGAGCATCTCTTGGTTTATGTCGGCAATGTCTTTAAGTGTTTCGAGAGTGGTTTTAGCCTGATTGTAGGCCTCTAGTTTGTCTCGCTGTTCTGGGGTTAGCTTAGCGGGGTCGAGTTTTGGGGTTTGCATTATATCCATCTCCCGTAGCGAGCCACTTGCTCCCAGTCCAAGAGCACTTCGTAGTCGTCAATCCGCAACTTAAATATCATATCTTTCTTACACTCATCGCTTAAATCCCAAAACATCTCGACTTTGTGCTGACCTGAATAGTCTTTAAGGCTGCCCTTTGTCTGTTTAAATTGGTCGCGGGGGTCGTCCTGTTCTTTTAGAACGCTCATATCTTTTTCGGTTAGTCGGGTGTATCTCATAATATGGCTACAATGTTTTTATCTAAACCAATAAATTCTTCACTACCAATCTTTTCAAAAGCGTAGCGGTTAAAACGAACATAATCATCTGGCTTAACTTCTGTGACATCTGGGCCCACAGAGAGAACTGTACCTGTTTGGGGTAATTTCTCCCATTCTCGGGCAATAAGAAAAGAACCTTCTTTACCGTCATCTTTGTCGGCCTTAATGACCACGTTGTTTCTTAGTGGTTTTATTTTCATTTTTAGTACCTAAATCTAGTATAGCACAACTAAAAAAGACCTCTTTCAAGGTCCTTCTTAGCTTATGGTCATGTGTATTTAGTATAGCACTAAATGTTCTTATCACCAGAAATTTTCGCGGCGTCTGTTTCGCTTTGTCCTTTATAGTAAGTGCCGTTAGCACCACTAGCCAAAGTTCCTGCGCCCCATGATAGGGTCACAGCTGATTCAGTTGTCGTGATGGCGTTTCCGTTTGTACCAGCCAAGCGAGCTTCTACTACTTGCGTAGTGTCAGTGTTGGTGGTTGCGGTAACGTGTGGGTGTGCGTAGGTGCCAGTACCGTAGTGCGTGCCCTCTGTGCCAGTATCGTTGATAGCTGATTTAAGGTTGTCTAGGGTTCCTGCGGCGTCTGCGCCGATGTCTACATCAAAAGGTGCAGCTGGAACTGCAACAAATGTGTAGGTGTAGCCACCGATAGTTACGGTGTCGTTGGCGGTAACTTGTACGCCAGTTGAGGTTAGTGTTTGGGTCGCTTTAACGGCGTCACCAGCCACAGTCTTCTCTGCGTAAAGTACAGCTTGTTCGAGTTTTGAGTCGTTCGCGTAAGAGCTTTCGTCTAGGTTAACGGCTCGCGCTCGTAAGTTTAATTCTGCGCGTGATGGCATTGTAATATCCTTTGTTTTATATACCGATACTCAGGCTAAATATGCTTTTCTCTGGTAGGCAGTTTATACAGATACCCAGCTGTCACTACTTATATTAAGCAGCAGTTGTTCGTGTAAGTTGTACGAAGCTTGAAGCTCGTTCTACACCAACACCGTAGATTGCGTGTAATACAACCTTCCATGCTAGTGAGTCTACACTGTATTCCATTTCGAATTTTGGCTTTTGCTGACGAGCTAAGCTCAAAGCATTCTTGTGGAAGAATTGGTTGCGGCCAGTTGTGCTTATAGGCACGTTTTGGCTCATGTAGATGTCCATGCCGTACACGCTACCTACAAGACCGTCAGAACCGTCAACAGCCTTACCTGTTTTGCCAGTTTGGTCGTAAGCAACGTACTTGTTAACACCTAGTAAATCACCTTTAGTGTAGTGACCTACAACACCACGTCGTTGTGACTGTGGAGTGTTTGCTGCATCAAGAGCTGCAACAACAGCTAGGATGTCAGCGTCATCAACAGCAGCACCACCAGCAACAGTTGTGCCAGCAGATGCGTAAAGACCCAATACGTCAGTGTCGATTTGGCGAGCTACAGCTTCAGTCATACGAGTTTGGAATGTGCTCTTTAGGTCGTAGTTAGACTGTACTTTTGCTATATCTTCAATTTTAACAGCTGAGTAGTAGTGTTTGTCGATGTTCAATGTGATAGGTGCACCGTTTGGTACATCGTAAGTGATGTCAGTTGAAGCTGCTTTTGCACGGCTATCTACTTGGATAGCGAATGGGATATTGAGAATATCACCACCATCAGCAACTAGACCACTGCGGTCTTGTACAAGCTTTGCAGCCTGTAGAGTTTTGTCGAATGGTTGTTCGATTTCACGAGTCCACTTCTCTTGTACGTACTGTGCTGTCTGCGCAATAGCGAGAGTTGTGTTCGAGTTAAGGGTTGGGGTTGCCATTTTGTATGGTTCCTTTTTTGTTAGTTGTTTGTTTGACTATCTGGATTTAGCGCTTAAATGCTTTAGATAAGAAAACGTCTAGTTCCTCATCTGTCATTTGGCCTGGCGCTTTGTTCAGGTCGAGTCGCTTAGCGCTACTACCGTCAGGGCGTAAGCCTGTTGTGGCAGCTTGCTTCGCAACGTTTTGTGCAGTCTTAACGGCCTTTTGGCTTCCGATAACTTCACCAAGCTCCATTATTCCTTCTACAAATTCTGCATAACGAATGTTGGGGTTTTGCACTGTGTCTGTCTGCTGGTCGTATCCTGATGTTTGTAAATACCAAGAGTTGATTGCGTTAGCTAGTGCGGGGTTGAAATTCTCTTTGTCCTCGGGGTTAAGTTGTGCATATTTGCCTTCTACTCGAGGGGCGTCTATTTCTAAACGGGTGTGGAACTGAATTGACTTAGCTTGCTCTAATCCTTGATTGTATGCCGTCTGGCTGGCCGCTTGGCGGTCTGATTCCAGTTGTTTAATTACTTCTGGGTCAGCGTCAAGTGCGGTGTTGTAGTCAAGGCCACTGGGCGTTGGGGCCTGTGGTGCTTGGGGCTTTTGCTTTAGCCGTTCTAGAACTTGTTGGATTCGTAGGTTCTCTCTGCGAGAAACAGGTTGCGGGGCTTCTTCTGCGCCTTGTTCTTCCGCTGGTTGCGTTTCTTCTTGCTCAGTAGTTTCGGCTACTTCTTCCGTTTGTTCCTCCACCACCTCTTCTGTAGCGGGCTCACTAGGGGACTGGTCTAGTTGTGAGCCTGACTCTATCGCTTGGTCAAGCTCTTTGATAAGTCGTCCATGTGTTTTCCTTATTGTTAAGTTTTCTTTTACTGCCCACGCATTTATATGACGGCTCGGGCGGCTCCGTTCTACTTAGATAATACTACTCTTTTCAAAACTGGTAAACCGTCCTCGTCGGCACCAGTCAATATATAGTCAGTTGGTATGTACTGTACGAGTAACCCCATATCAGTCTTACCTATAAGCTTATTACCCTGTAATTTCCACTCATTTGGTTTAAGGAGTTTCATGTTGTCGCGGATTTCGTCCTCGGTACCGTGTTCGTAGTGGCGGGGTGGGTTTTTCCCGTGTTTTCGGTAAAAGGCGGCTATGCGCTCAGCTTCATCCATTCTTAACCTTGTCTGCGGTAACAGTAGCCGCTACTTCATACATATCTATAATTCGTTGGAATTCTCCAATAACTACGTTGGCTATAACCCATTGTTGGGCGCGCTCCTGTAGGTCGACGTCTGTAAGCGGCCGACCATCTGGTAGGACTGATTGGTAAAAGGCGATTCGGGATTGCATCTGCTCCTTGAGCCGCTTAAACTCTTTGGTCCGAGAGAACTTCGCCATTTGGCGCTCTTCTACTAGTTGGTCTTTGTCTATCTCTGTTTCGGGAAGGTCTATGCCGTAGCTACCTCCTAGTAAAATATTTTGTGGCCCCATTGACTATCTCCTTTTCTAATTACAATCCTTTTAGTACGTCTGCGGCACTGGCTATGGTTTTATCCCCAAAGACCGCACCGCCGCCCGTGAATGGTCCTTGCTCAGCTTGTTCCTGCTGCATTTGAGCCATTTGTTGCTCTTGTGCGAACTTCTCTTGTTGCATTTGTCGTTCTTGTTCCATTTTAGCTTGCTCTTGTTGTGCTTGCAATTCTTGCGGGCTCGGGCCTTCGTTAACAGTTACAAAGTCACCAGCGCCCTTAATATCGGATAGTGCTTCGTAGGCTTTCATTATCTTACCCCAATTAACATCTATCCTCGGGTCGTCTTTAAACTGATTTTGGAACTTAGCAATATTGTTCATCTGTCGCTCTAGTTCGTTGAGTTGTGTTTCTTTACTTAGTTTAACCGTTGAGTCGGAATCAATACTAAAACGATATTCAATACCCCTCAAGGACTCTGGTTTGATGGTTAGGTCGCCGGCAGTAAAGGTGTGGTCTGGTGCGAAATCACCTTCAAACAACCCCAGAACATCGCCCAATCCTGCGTCTAATATATCCTGTAGGTCGTCTTTGAAAAGCTGAACTGGTATTTCTTCGGTACCGATATTGGCCACTAAGCTAAAGAATCCGTCGGTTAGTTGCTCAATAGCAGCCTCAAGGTGGCGGCGTTCTGCGCCATCACGAGTAGCTTCCTTCTCTGAATAGTTGTTAATTGCTGCTGGAGTTTTACCCTGAGATGGATTCAGGGCTTCGGCGCCAGGAATGCTTGCATTCTGGGTACCGTAGAGGCTGAGTAGTGAGCCAGTTAGGTCGCTTTGGACTGCCTGATACGTGCTTAGACCAGCTGTGCTTGTTTCGAGGCGGCGAATAGAGTTAGGGATGGTTTCAAGCATAACACCACCCTCTCGGTAATCAAGCGTATGTTTCATCACACCGTTAGCATTAGCTACAAGTGGCGGAACAAGGTTCATCTTAACTGCTTTGAAGTAGAAGTTTCGGACACCATCACGAGCAAATTGTAGTGGCTTGGCTCGCTGGAAGTCGCCCAATCCATAGAAGCTATCAAAAAGTGGTTGGCTGTATTTAATCACAAAAGGTATGCGACCGTTCTTGTGGGGGTTCTTAATTCGGCGCACTTCAATACAAGAGTGGTCGGGCGCAAATGTTATCCATTCGCCATCTTCACCAGCTTCGTAACGAGTAGCGAGGCAGATACCCTTCTTAGCTCCTTGCGGTGTGCGGTTTCTTACTATAAGGCTATCTTCGTCTTGGTCGGCGTCAGTGCTCTCGGCCATAGACAATTCAATTAACAGTTTGAGTGCATCTTCATTCCACCCGCCCATTTCGGTCTTATCGGGATTTTCTAAAATGTTTTCAAGCTGTTTTTTACCAACCCAAGTAAGAGCGGTTACATAATCCATGTCCTCAATACTTACACGTCCCTGTTGCGGCACGAGATTGCGGGGACTCCACAACCAGCAGTCGGGACCGACATAACCAGTTGAACTAACATTCCAGTCGTAGAACATTGGCATGTAGCCATAGACCGAGCTGTAGAGCTGCCATAGGTTTAGTTTCTCCAAGAAGGGGCGTTGAGCGTTGGCGTTGGGGTAAATCCATTTCTGACGCAGTATGTCCATAAACGCAGCCTTACCAACGTCGGCGCGGCCAGCGCTTTTGGTTTCTCCGTCGGGAGTTTTAGCAATTACACGGTCTGCTCGCTCTTTTGCCAGGGTCATGGCGTAGCTGTCGGTTATCTTGCTTCCGTCAATACTATTACTAACACTATCGTACACCTGTCCGATTAACATTGCCTCGTATGGGTCAAAGCTACTTATGTAATTACGATGTATGTCCCAATCTTCAGCGTATTGTTTCTTGTATTCGTACTCGTAGTTTTTAATTTGCTTGTTTTTGTTGTCTTTTTCAGCCATTTTAGCCTCTTTTTACTAATATTTTATGTTTTTCTTGTCAAAAATCCCGATAAGTTGGATATTTCCGTCTTTCATTTCCAATTTTATATGAGCTTCGCCACTAAAGCTAGCTTCCACCAGCCGTTGCACCATATTTATAAGGTCTTTAACCGCTTCGGCGTTGTCTACATAGCGCAGCGTTTCTTCGGATAGGGTGCTAAGTTGCACTGTTCTGTGGTCGATGCGCTTAATATGCACGTCGGCCTCTCCAAAATTGATACTTTCAATATATTCGTAAATATCTTTTATGTATTTTGGTGTTCGAGGGTTCATTTAAAATCCATACGGGTCTAGTGACTTTATTATACTATTTGTCGGTAATTTGTCATCTTTGAGAACGCCGTACTTGAGGTGTAGGGCAAGGTATCTAAGAGCATCGGGGCCGTGGTCGTCCTCTTTCATGGGCACTTCACTTGGGTTGCGGTCTGGTTTATCTTCAGGATATTTGTAGGCCTCTATCTCTTTGATGAAATTCTTGCAGTTTTCTCCTATATATAGGGCTGGTTTTGGCGGGCCAACGAGCTGGACTCGTGGTTTAAGCTTGGCGCGGATTAAGTCAATGCCATGGATGATGCTGTCTTGGCGTTTAACTGCGGGAGTGATGGGGAACTCTTTAGCCATCGTTTCAATGGCGTCCTTCGCCGCAGAGTCGCCGACCATTAAGATGAGCCGCTGGCCAACGAGCTTGTCACGGATGCGTGGGAGTGTGTCTTGGAGTGTTGCCTCTCGAGCGTACACCTCATCAAACACCCACCAATTCTGGTCTTTATCAACACCAACAAACAAACAAGCTGTTGTGTGGTACCCAAAGTCAATCCCTGCGTAAATACTCATATCACTGAGTTCGGGTATTTCATCAGGTTTTACGACATGCACTTTTCTGTCAAAAGATGGGTACACAGCACCCTGAACGGCGCGGAACTCTAGCTCGACCTCCTGGAGGAATGTAGATAGCTTTCCCTGCTTCTCCGCCTCTTTACGCTCTTCATCAATAAACTCTTTCTTAACATGGGGTGAGTCGCGCCATGTTGCCTCCAGGTAAAACCAGCGAGGGTCTTCTTTGGCATACTGGATTAAATCGTAGAAATGATTGTAGCCTCGGGGCGTACCCATAAAGATAGCCCAACCGTGGGTAGTGGTGAAGAAGTGTTTGTACACCGCATCCCAGTTGTTGGGGTCTTGGTCGGCGTACTCGTCAAAGATTATTCCATTGGCCTTAAAACCACGATGGCTGTCAGCTTGGTCGGAACCGAGTAGCTGGAGGGTGCTTCTTGGTTTTGTCTTGTCGTGGTTAAGTATGACAGTTTCTCCGCCTGGCAGTGTGATGGGGGTGTCCTCAATATACTTAAACTCAATAAGTAAGTCCTGCTCGTTAGTTTTGTGGATTATCTCTTTTGGTATGAGTGGGACGTACTGGCGCCAGACAACCTCGTGTGCCTGTTTGTAAGTCTTGAACACGATAAAGTATCGGCCCTGGTCTTTAATGGCGCTAATCCAGCCGTGCTGCGTGGAGAAGTACGTCTTGCCTGAATTGGCGGTCAACAGGTTGCTGGTAGTAATACAATAATTGTGATTGTCCTCAACTTCTATAGAATATGTTTTATTAGACTCAAGTACCCTTATATGTGAAACCAGGTATGCCTCTTTTTGATGTCGTATATCGTGTAATACGATACTCCGTATTCTTGGGCTATCTGTTTTAGCGGGACTTTCATCTCTATCATCTGGCGTATTTTTAGAACCTGTGGCTCCTTTAGCTTGTGCGTACCGCAGTTCTCCCCCTGTTTGTTGGCCGCTCTTCCCGCCTTGTGGCTGTGTAAGATGTTGTCTCGTACTGTCATCCACTCGAGATTTTCCGCTCGGTTGTCTGCTCGGTCGTGGTTTATGTGGTTCACTGTTGGTAAGTTCTTCGGGTTTGGGACCCAAGTCTGTGCTACGATGCGGTGTACTTTGATAGTCTTGCCGTCTACCACCGTTCTCAGATACCCAGAGCCGTCCCTGGCTGGCTTCATCACTGATGTCCAACCCTCTTTGCCGTGCTTCCTTGTAGTCAAAAGGCGCCCCATATTGCTTACAAAGTAATTTGAGCTGCTGCCTATCGCTGGGAGCCATTGCTCGCCAGGCAAGCTGATAGAGCGGAACGTACTTTCCTTCACAATAAAATTTGTGGTCGTATGTACAGGTAGTTTTTTCATTATCTACTGTAAATTCTAGCATAGGTTTAGGGTCTGTGTCTACCAAATACTCCCAGGTATTTGTGACGCGCTTAACTTCTGGTTTATCGCCGTAGCTGATAACCTCATCCCCCACCATAAGGTCTTTAATTTTAGTGTGCCCACTAGGAGTAGCTACAAGAGTTTCTCCAGTGAGGCATTGACGCCCCATGAGCAAAACACCACGCTTGTAGCCGTCTTGCATAAAAGCTTTGTGGGCCAAAGCCTGTTTCGAGTGTGCCGTGTACGACAC